TATCAGCATCTACAATAGCAACCAATCCCCAATCAGCAAGTAACTGAGCAATACGATTTCTACGTTGAACATCGTTAGATGTAAGGTTAGCATGTTTACCGTCTAGAGCAAACAGTTCCTTAAAATGAACAAGAAAGTATCTTCCTTGCTTATGAAGTATATGACACGATTGATATATTTTCTTTTCTTTTCTTGATGCTACACCAATTCTTGTGAGAGTTTCTCTTACTTTTAAGAAGTCATCTGGCTCATTCAGAGTCACTTCTACCATTTGATCTTGTGACCAAGTCACGTCAGGTTCCTTAACAACACTCATTGTTTTCCTCCAGTTTCAAATTTAGATATTATAAAATTAAGTTGTTTTTTAGTTAGGATTTTCAAAGCTTGTTGTGCCTTTTCATTACTATAACCATAGTAACGTTTTACATAATCAAGATCTTTAATCTTATCTTTCCTGAGCCAAGGAGAGAATCTCTTCTTAGATCGTAAACTATTTAGATAAAAATCATATTGAATCTTCTTAGATAAAAATGAATACTTATTCATTTCATTTGCAAACATTATAGAATCAAGATGTCCTGAGTAAATGCGATTAACAATGTAGGGATTATATTCCTTTTCCAATGAAGGATCTTCATCAATCAAATTCTTTTTTGTTTGGTTAATTGAATTTAACCAGTCTTTCAATTCAGTCATTTAGGTAGTTTGCGATTAAAATTCCAGTAATCAAACTTCTGCCACATATAGTATACACCAATAAGAGTTCTTTTGACAAACTCTTCAAAAAATATGAGAGAAAGAAAAATTGATTTTTCTATATCCACAACTTATACGCTAATGAGATTCTTAATCCATTAAAAAATCTAGATGGTGCATCAGCATAATGCCATATACTACCAGGAAAAAGAACTGCTCTATTAGGTTTATATGAAATTATACGAGAAGTTTCCATATTAGGATTAACAAAATTATTACCTTCTGGAATTTTATTAGATTCCTTTTCCATAAAAATTAAATGACCTTGCCAATTAACATTCCATTCTTGATTTGCATAATACAAAAATGTCAAATCACCATCATCAGTATGTGGTGTACCACATTGACCAGCAGTTTGACCATTAGCATATATTCTATCAATCTTACTAAATTTTCTATCTAATTTCTCACATATCTTCTCATAAAGAAATTCACTAAAATACCCTTCATAATTTGGTCCATCAAGATCATCATTGTGCCAAAATATTTCAGGTTTTTCTGGACACCCACCACTAAGACCCCAACGGGGAAGCATTAATTTTTTAAGTACTTCTAAATGTATTTCTTTAGAAAAGAAATTATCGTAAACTTGAACTTCAGTAGGTACTTCGTGTTTCATAATTAAGTCAGTTCTTTAATCTTGTCTTTCCAATATTCTCTATCATCTTCACTAATCCAAGGAGAATGAACCATAGTCTGAGCGTGTTTCAACCACTGCTCATTAGTCCAATCTTTCTTTGGAGTTCTAGGACCAAGATAATCCTTAAGACTCATCCCAATTTCTTCAAAGAAATAATAATGCGATTGTTGTCGTAATCAGCAGAGAAGTCAAGTGGAGCATCAGTAGGCCACATTAATTCTTCATATAATGCGTTAAGTCGATCCATATCTTCATACAGATCATTTATATGGTAATGTTCCTCATCCATTAGTAGATACCTCTGGTAATTCGTAATTGAACAATAGTAATTCTTTTCTTTCCTGTTGATCTCTCATATATTCTCCAACTGAACGCATTGTGTAAGTTAATTGAAACTCACTTGCCTTCCAATCTTTAAATCTATCTTTAACTAACTGATCAGAATTATAACTAATTAGCATATTAATATTGTTATGCTCATCACAATCAGCAGCAAATTTGTCGTGATCGAAACATTTATGCATCGATCCTTTATGCCCATAAAGATTATCCTTAATATCATAAGGAGGATCTAAGTACATAAACAAACCATCATGTACGTTTTCTCTGAGGCAATAATCATATGAATATTGATTAATATGCCAGTTAGATATTATCTCTTGATACTCTGGTAACTTTTCAATACCTCTCATAGAGAAGTTAGAATCACTTGCTTGTGCTGAGAATGAAGATGACTCAGTAAGACCTGAGAAACTACACTTGTTTACAACATAAAAAGCAACTGCTCTTTCAAGATCAGTCTTAGTTTTATCATTAATAACATCTTTCATTTCTAGAAATAAACATCTTGCAGAATCTTGATTACAATTAGTAATTTTAAGATTCTTTAATTCTGTATATAATTCCGTTCCAAACATTTGGAGATTAGACCAAAAGTTCATAAGAGGTTCATAAAGATCATTAACCACAATCTTTAAATGAGGATATAATTTACTAACGTGTATAGCAACACTTCCACCACCTAGAAAGGGTTCACGATATTCTACATACTCCCTAAGATCAGGAAAGAACTGCCCCATTTTAGTACAGGCACGAGATTTACCACCAGGATATCTAAGTGGGGTTTTGAGACCCTTTTTACTCATAATTTAAATGTAATTGAATTTCTGTATCAAAGTTGTTGTAAGTTGGTTCGTGCAAAGCACAATACTCACTAAAGGTAATCATCATTTCCTTACGTGATAGTCTACAGTGTTTTGCTGCTTTTGGCAAATTCCACTTAGCACAAAACAACATTTCCATTGCTTCTCTAGTTTCAATTCTCATTAATAAAATCTTTCTTCATTTAAAAATACTACTCCATTGCCATAGTCACGAAAGTCTCCATAAGGAGGTGGAACTAAAGGTTGATATATCCCTTTAGGTTCTGGGTCAGGAATTAATGATTCAATTGCTGTATCAAACCATTTGTTCAATGATCTTGACATAGCACGATAAGAGGTTCCAACATATACTTGACCTGCTACCACAGAAAATGTTGCTATACCCCAAAAGATATAATAAAATTTTGATTTAACTTGTGCTCTTTGTTTTTCTTTGGTTATCATTTTGTTTTCTCCATTGTGTAATTAAAGTTTTCAATTCATCAATTCGCTCTTCAGCGATTTTAATTTTTTCGTCAAGGTTAGTTTGTTTCATTTAAACTCACACTCCACCATTATTTCAGTAAGACATGCGAGCATATTTATCTCTTGATCTGCCACAAACGCTATTTGGTACTGGTACTTCGCAATAACAAGAACGGCAGCAGGAATAGAGGCAGGGACAAGGGATTCGTAAAGACTATCGTAGAGGCGACGCAATAATACAGTAGGATCATTGTCCAAGTTATTGACACACCATTTACGTACTTCCGAAAAGTTTTTTGATTTAAGATTTTTCGTAAGCTCATCTACTTTAACGTCACTAAAATGTGCCAGTATTCCACTATCTATCTTACCTCCTACAGAGTATCTTTGACACTCATTAAGAACTCTTCTCCAATCAGGGAAGTGCTTATTGATTAATTCTGCTAAGACTTTCTTATCTGCCTCAACCCGTTCTTGCTCCAGTATGTAATTAATTCTAGAGAAAAACTTGGCAGCGATTCCTTGCTTTTCTTTTCCATTTACTGAAAACTCAACGACAGCACAACGACTATGGAGTGGTTCGATGATCTTATTCTTATAGTTGCAGGTGAAGATGAATCTACAGTTTTTGGAGAACTCCTCAATACTCGCTCTGAGAAGGAGTTGTACGTCGGGAGTGGTATTGTCTGCTTCATCGATGATGATAACCTTGTGCTTCGACTCACTCGTGAGAGATACCGTAGACGCAAAGTTCTTGGCATTATTCCTAACAGTGTCAAGAAAACGCCCCTCATCCGATCCGTTAATGACATAATAATCTGCCCCTAACTGGTTACATAAACATTTAGCAACCGTGGTCTTTCCAATACCTGGTGGTCCAGAAAGAAGCATATTAGGAATCTCACCCTTAGATAAAAAATCCTGAAACATCTTCTTGGTGTTTTCAGGTAGGATACAGTCTTCAATTTTTTGGGGTCTGTATTTTTCAACCCAAATAAAGTCACTCATAATTAAAAATAGGATCGATTGGATTGACCTTATTAAGATCAACATCTCCAAGATTCAAATTAATAGCAATAGTAGTTTTTCTAGTATTACTTCTAATAAGAGGAGATCTGTGTATTGTGTATGATGGAAATATTATAACATCACCTTCACCACATTCCATCTGAAAAGTTTCTTTTCTTTGGATATCGACAAATTCTGTACTATATTTTGCATCATCTAATTCAACAAAATATGACAGGGAAATACTAGAATTTCCATGAAAGTGCCAACCGTGAAAATCATTATTATTATATTGTTGGAACCATACTCCCATTATTCCAAAATTTCCTGCCCAATATTTGTGGCAAATTTCTTCCCACAAAGGAGATAAATTTTGACTTAAAATATTAAAATATTCAGGAAATGATTCCAAGTTATCATAGAAATCTGTCTTAGTTACATAATCTGGACTTGGATTTATTTGATCATAATCAGATATAAGATCTAATAAATTAGATTTTATTTGAGAATGACACTCAAGTGTATGTTTCCAAACAAGATCTCTACTCATAATCTTCTTGCATTACCACATCTTTTAGCAGTAGGATATTGTGCATCAAATATTTTACCAGCATAAACTTGGTTATCTGCTTGCACAAT